TGATCCTATAGCATCATATGCCAAAACCGTAGCGTCTAGAGCTCTCTCGTCTGTAAAATAAAGATTTGTACTTCCTTCAGTTAAATTATCTGTTGTTGATCCAGCTAAACCGCCCTGTGCTGAAATTGTTAATCCTGCTCCATTTCCAGTAATTGTAATATTAGATTGAGTTGAATTTACAAGAAGCTCTGCCGCTGCTTCTTTTGTTCTTGATTCTGTCCAATAAACATTTACTGTTCCTTCTTCTAGACTATCAGTTGTTAATTGACCAATTTGATCTAAAACAGATTGTACTAAGTCATCTTGAAGCACTACATTTGGCCCAACATCTAGAACCATATAGTTATCTACGTCATTGTACTCTACGGTTATATTATTTCCGCTACCTATAAAATTTGTAAGTGCATCATATATTGCATCTTGTGAAATTTCATCAATTTCAAATTTATTTAATGGAAGAAGGTCATTCCAAAGAGTTGTGCCATCACCTATTTTAATTACTTTAGATGTTATGTCGTACCCAAGTTCTCCACCTGTTAAAGGTGTTAATGAATTACTCCACTGGGCAGTAGTTCCTCTTTTTATTCTTATTACTGGCATTATGGAGTACCGCCATCAATAACTCCAGAAGCTGGAACTTCATTAGATTGAACAGAAAAGATTGCTCCATCATATGTATGGATATGGTCAAGTATTCCAGTTATTGCTCCACCGACTGGATTCCAGTTAGAGCCATCAAAAAATCTTAACTCTTCTGAAATGCTGTTGTAATAAATATCACCTATACGTGCATTAACAGGGTTATCATCTAATACTACTGCATGAAGGGGAACTAATCTTTTTACAGACATTTAAGCCCCCTTTTTATCCTACGATAACTACTTTATATGCTCCAGAAGCAGGTGCTACTGTAAATCCTATTGTTACTTGGTCTGCAGTATTTCTTACAACATCAGCTTCTACTGTATCGTATGTTGATGAATCGTAAACTTGAACTTGAACTTCACGAGTTCCAAGGTTGTGTGTGATTGGATATGTTAAAGATGATGCATTACCAATTGTAGCTACATACTTACGTGCTATATCGTGGTAATGTCCTCCAACAAGTCCTACCTGCCACTTATCTGCTGTCTCGCTCCATAGAAGCTCAGCATCTGCTTCAATTCCACGGTGTACAACAATTCCAGCATCCAAAGATGGTGTATTGGATTCTGGCATATCAGAGTTAAGGTTAACCTTATTGTCTGAGATATTTACCTGTGTAGAGTTAACTGTGTTAATTACACCAGCAACATTGAGGTCTCCGCCAATGTTAAGGTTGTTCTCAATTGTTACATCTGATGGAAGTCCAATTGTAATTGCAGCATTTTCTGTACCTGATCCAGAAACAGTAATTTCATTTTCTGTTCCAGAAATTGTTGCTACATAATTACCAGTTGTTTGTGTGGCTAGGTTTACATTTTTAATTGTTACATGGCCAGCTGTAACTGTAAAGTCTTCTGTTTCAAAAGATGCGATACCCTTATTGGTTGTTGATGCATCTTCTCCAGAAATTGTAATTGTATGCAGTGTTTCATCTGCTGTATAAGTAGTATCAATGCCTTCTCCACCAACAAACCTAACTGTGTCTGTTAGAAGATCTAGCTTATATCCACCATGTGCATTATCTGCACCTAAATCTAGTTGTGTTGCTACATCTACTGTACCCGCTGCAGTCAAACGACCTTGTGCATCTACTGTAAATGTAGGAATTTGTGTTGTTGAACCATATGAGCCAGGTGTTACTGCAGTATCATCAAGTGTTACTGTTGTTGTACCAGCTAAATCATTATAGGTTGTTGTTATTGCTGTTCCGCCTAGAACAGAAGATCCAATTACATCTTGAATAACTTCTGCGGATGAACCCATAGGCATCCATGGACCATCTGGTGCAGTAAGTCCATTGTAGTAATAAAGAATATTATCTTGTGTGTTGTAATAAATCTGTCCAGTAACTGCAGCTGACGGTGCAGAGCTTAACCCCTGGATGCGGGCATTCTGAAGTTCATTCTTGTTAAGATTGATATCAGTTACAAATAATCTTGCCATTTTCTACTTCTCCCTTAAGACAGATATGCTGTCCCACCGAATGGTTGAGCCATAGTCAGTGTAATTTTGTTAATACTATTATAGTCTATTCCAGTTTCTAATATGTCGCCTGCGCTATTTTTGACAGTGACATTTGGGTTGTAGCCCATATTATGGGTTATTTCAAGAGCCCAGTAGGTACCCTCGTTTGTAACCTGATTAATTGAAAATGGATATGTTAGCGTACTTGTGCTTAGTAGGTAATTTGTTGCTCCAGCCCAAGATGTTTCTTGAGGCTTTGGGCCATAGAATCTTGTTGTTTGCTTGTCATAGTAGAAGTCTCCTTCTGTGCCAAGATTGTCTGCTGGTGCGCCATTCCCATTGAGAATAGTTTTACCTCTAGGACCCTGAATTCCTGCAGTCGGAATTATTATCTTATGTACATCTTCGACTACAATAACTTTTTCTGTCATTAGATAGTTACCGATCTGCTTAGAGTAAAGAATCCTTCAATAAGCTTTGTTTTATTTGAATTAGAGTCTACTATCATTAGGTCATAAGATGATTTTGGATAAAAGAGTTTATTAGTTTGTGTTGGTGTCATTTTGCATGTTAACGTTCCATTTGGCGCATCTATTACGATTCCACCATTTGGTGATGTTAATGTAAACGCTAGCTTTGAACCACCCTTGGTGTCTCTAACCTGCATTTTAGCTGTAGCGCCATCTAAATCAATTGGATTACCATCAGCATCTTTATATTCTATAATAAAAGAAAAAGTGGTATTCTGATCTACTTCAAAATTCTTTTGTCCTGCCATTTGCCAAATCTCCTAAATAGGAAAACTCCTATGCCCATTTTAGCATAGGAGCCGTCCTAATTGATTTTAGTTTTTACTTCTTTGTGAAGCCAAAAGATGGCTCGTTTGTATTAAGAGCCTTTAGGATAACGGGTAGAACTGCTGCGAGTCCGCCCTTAACTAGGTCTCCTGGGTCAGTGTTTCCAGTCATGTAAAGAGCAATAGTTGCACCCAAAAAGTGGCGACCATAGCTTGACAATGCTGCGAGAATTTTCTCTTGCATAGTTACCTTTCCATCATTGTTTAGATCTTGTTTCATTAGATCCTCCTATTTCTGGGCGTTGTGCCCAGGAATTTTGGGTTTTACCCCAATCTCTATTATATACCTATTAGGCGGAAATGTCTACAATCTCACAGTTGCCGTCTGAAGTACAGGCTAGTGTGGCATTTGTAGATGTTCCATCTTCTGTCTCGTAGAAAGATAAATCTTCCCAACGAATATCATTAGGCATTCTTGCAAGCAACGCTTCGTATTCTTCCTTAGAAACTTCTTGGTATGGAGCCTGCTTATATGTATGATCTGAGTGAGGCAGGAATGAAATACCTGACACTTCATCAAAATGCTTATATACCCAAGCACCTACTTCCATCCACTCGTCTTCTTTTACAGAAACTGTAATTGATGGCTTATGCTCACACCATGCACGTTGGTAAACCAACCATGTATTAAGGTGATCAAGTGCTGTTAAATCATTTCTAACAATTGCACCTTCTGGTGCTTTTACTGGAAACGAAAATACGTATGTATCGTTTGGCTTCATAACATCATCTTCTACTGGAATACCGACTTCCTTCAAGAATGTTGAAATAGGGTCTCCCTTTGAACCACGAACTGTACGAATATAATACGGTGAATGCCATGGATGCATTCCTGAAGATACCCCGACCAATTGAGATACTGTTCCAGAAGGCTTTACGCATGTAATAGCTGCAGACTCAGGAATCCCAATTTTCCCTGCCTCTTCTGAGTTAATTGTTCTTGCATATTCACGAAGTCCTGCAAGTGTGGACTCTAGTTTATCTAAGCCCTGCTTTCCTGAAAAAAACTTATGTCCAAATTGTCCAGTTAAAGAAACTCCAAGTAGTCGCTCCTCTTCTGTATTGTCTTTCCAGATCTTACGAAGATACTTAAAGTCTGTTAGCGTTGATTGCCATGTGCCAAGAATTGTAGCGAGTCGTACTTTATTTGATACGTCTTCAACTTTATCCTTTTCACGTAGTACGACTTCTGAAAGGTTACAAAACTGGTAAGGACGTAAAATAATCTCTGAGCATGGGTTAGTTCCGTAGTGAATATCTGGATCTCTTCTTCCATACTTGGCTGCTTGGGCTTGAGCTGCGGCCACATTGTATATACCTCGTTCTCCTGACTTTGAGTCATAAAGGTTTTTCCATTCTGCTATAAATTGTTCCATCTCTGGCTTGCGTGAATAAGCAACAGAGTTATTTGAAAGTGCACGTTGTGTATTGTTTTCCCACCAGTTACCTGACTTTGCTGCAGCCATTTCAATATCGTTAATATTAGAAAGAGAAATCATTGCTGAACGGCGAACTCCGCCGACAACTACAACCTCACCAATCTTACACATAATATCATGCGCTTCAATTGGCTTTAACTGACGACCTGCTGCATTTTTAAACTTTGCAATAGTAAAATCAAAAAGATTTACAAGTGGCTGTGGTCCTGAAGAACGTCCACCCATTGTCTTAAGTCTTGCTCCTGCTGGACGAACCTTAGAAACATCAATTGCTGGAACTTGTCCTGTCCATAGTAATGCCAAAAGCTCCCGATATGCTTTTGCCCAACCCTGCTTAGAATCTTCAACAACAATCACTGTTGTTGACTTTTCAAACGTTTCTGGGACGGCAGGAAGTTTATTTACATACTTGTATTCAACAGAGAATCCTACACCTGTACCGCACATAAGAATATACATAGTCTCATCAAATGAACGAGGATTGTCTACTGGGACAAACGAACAGTTGTATCCTGCAACATGATCTCTGTCTAGTGCTGCACCAGCAGTCATTACAGATCTCATTGAAGGCATTACGTTTCTATTAAAAACTGCATCCTTTAGTTCTGAAACAAGCTTATCTGCTGGAACGTAGTTGTGATTTACTTTTAGATGATTTAACATAAAGTCAAAATATCTATCTACAGTTTCGCCCCAAGTTTCACGACGGCCTTCCTCTGGAATCCATCTTGCATATCGAGACAATGCAATGAAATTTTCATATGGGTTTGCAATAGTTTTTGACATTTATAATAACACCTTTTCTCCGCCTTGCGGTTTATCTAATTTTTGAGTTGAAATCCAATTCTACCAAACTTTAATCTAAAGGGGAAGGGGTTATGGAAATCTTTCTTCTAAATGACTAAACGCATTCTTAGTCAACTTAATCCAATTATATTCTTCATGTATTGTAGTTGACTGGGCAAAGTAATACCCAGACATTGCTTTAAAATTTAAAGCTGCATAAACCATTTGATCTTCTAGATGCAATTGATCAGGTTTATAAAAAGAACCAATATGTGCATCTCCAACTGCTTTTGGAACACCTTCAACTTCTGCATCTGTAAGTGTTGAGTTAAGCTTTAGGGGTCCTAAATAATCTTTGTAATGTGCCCAATCGTAAGTTGATATAACTGGCATACCAGTAGCAAGACCTTGAAGAGGAATAAATCCAAAACCCTCGCCCCATGTTGGATAAACAAGAACGTGGTGCTGATGATAAAGATCTACTAACTGTTCTAAAGGATATTCTTCTGTAATAATTTTAATATTAGTATATACAGAATCTGGAGATACTAACTCTTTTTTATTATTATATATTCTAACCGTAGAAGATCCATGACACTTTAAAGTTAACTGATACTCTGGGTTATTTCCAAATAACTTTATAAATGTATCTGTAACTAATTGTCCATCTTTTCTTGGAGAAGGCTCTCCAACATGTAAAAACTTTAATGGACGCCCTTCTCGAACAACTCTTTTATAGGGTTTCCATACATCTTCTATGCCATGTGGATAAACTTTAATTGGAACCGTAATTCCATTATTCTTATATACATCTGCAACCCAGTCTGATGTTGCCCATACTTCGTTACAGCTATTCATTCTTTCCCGCCACTCTTCACGAATCTTAGTAGATTCCCAAGGTGTATAACCAATCTGATATTGATTTTTATGTAACTTATAATGATGAGGTTGTGTAAAATTTAGTTGTATCTCAGCTTTAGGGTTTGCAAAATCTACTCTATGTCCTAATTGCTGTAAAGATTTAATTATATTTTGTCCAGCATAACCAAAGCCAACCGCTGGGTTTAGCCCTGCTCGTATTGTGTAATATGATATATGCATAATTTTTTCTAGTTGACTAGCTTGACACCTACTGTCAAGTAATGTTATGATTATAGTTCGTTATCTCTAAAGGAGGAAATGCCAATGGAGAATATCAAACAACGTTTGAGCGAAGTAGTTCATAACTGGACGTATATAGGAATGATAACATTATTCCTGTTCACTGTCCAGCCTGGACCAACAGCAACTCAGGCATTGCAGGTAGAAGTACCTGTGAAATCAACAGTACAACTTAAGAAAGAAACCTTAGAGAAGTACAGCACTACTGTGTACAAGCCTTCTGAGATGCTTACAGACGGAGAACTAAAAGAACTCCTATCAGCTGTTGGCTTTGAAGGAAAAGCCCTTAAACAGGCTTGGGCTATTGTTAAGGCAGAGTCTAATTCAAGACCTATGGCTTACAATGGTAACAGGA